ATAATGCACAGAGTAAATGTATTTACACATTTCTTCTTTGTACCTCATAGATTAGTATGGGATAACTGGCAGGATTTCATAACAGGCGGAGAAGATGGAGACGCGGCTCCCGTACATCCATACATAAACATCAATAACTCAAACTACAATTCATTTAACGAAGGTACTTTGGCAGATCATCTAGGCGTAAATATAGTGGCGCCTATGGCAGCGTCTGGAGAAAATATATCGTCGCTCCCATTTAGAGCGTATCAGTTGATATACAATGAGTACTATAGAGATCAAAACCTTGAAGAAAAAATTCCAATAGAAACAACGGACGGACTCGAAACTACATCGGCAAATATTAGAGTGATGAGAAAACGTGCCCTGGAAAAAGATTACTACACGTCCGCATTACCCTGGACACAAAGAGGCGGCGAAGCCACAATTCCTTTAGGTACTGTAACACCAAATTACAAAGATCAATCAGAAGTAGTAGACGATTTAGGCAATGCCAACGGGCCTTTAACGGCTGTAGATGGTCAATTAACGGACGGTTCAGGTACCCCGCTAAGTGTGGAAAACTTAAATGATATGGACAATGACCCTGTAACTATTAACGAACTCCGAAAAGCAATTAAATTGCAAGAATGGTTAGAAAAATCAGCACGCGGAGGCTCCAGGTACATAGAACAAATATTCTCCCATTTCCAGGTAAAAAGCTCAGACGCAAGATTACAAAGACCTGAATATCTCGGAGGTGGAACATCACCGATCATGATTTCAGAAGTACTACAAACATCAGCCACAAACTCACAAGATACAGCGGTTGATGCGTCTATTCAAGGTAACATGGCTGGACACGGTATTTCAACAGGAAGGTCAAATTCATTCAAACGATTCTTCGAAGAACATGGAACGATTATCGGAATTATTAGCGTTATGCCAAAAACGGCTTATCAACAAGGCCTAAGAAAGCAATTCTTTAAATTCGATAAATTCGATTACTTCTGGCCGTCGTTCGCTCATTTAGGAGAGCAGCCAATACTAAACAAAGAGATATATAACGACAATTCTGCTACAGCAGATAATACCTTCGGCTATACACCTCGATATGCAGAGTATAAATTCATCCCTTCAACAGTTCATGGAGATTTCAAAACTACTCAGGTGCATTGGCATATGGGACGAATATTCGGAGAGGCACCAGTATTAAACGAATCATTCCTAAAATTATCTGATGAATTGGCACAACAAAGAATATTCGCGGACACTAGCGATATTAACAAATTATACGTTCAAATGTACCACAAGGTTAAAGCTATACGGCCTATGCCTAAGTTCGGTACTCCTACTATCTAAATGTAATACAGTCAAATACCTTAATATGAAATATACAACAAACATAAATGCCCACGAAATCGAGAGAAATTTCGAAATCACAGTAGGTGAATCACTAACGGTTCCCGATATGTCATATACAGTCAAGGAACTAATGGAAAAATTCGTAGTCGGAAATGACCCGCATATTAGTCAAGAAGCACAATACGAAGAAAACCCGGATATAGACAGAGAAGTACAAGATACACTTCAAGATCTCACCGAAATCGACCTACACAGAGAGAAAACAGAAGAACTAAGAAGAAAGGTTGATGAAGCAAACAAGAAGAAGCAGGAAAAATTAAACATTCAAAGAAAAAAAGATGCTGACGATCTTAACCAATATCGAAAGATGCAAAAGGAGAAGCAAGAAAAGGAAGTACAGACAGATTCAAAAACGAGTGGCACAACTCAATAAAGAGTCATTAATAAAACAGTTTGACCAGGATACTTGGAGACCTGATCAAGAACATACTCAGATGAATATAAACTGGGGGGATTAAAAAAGGGGGGCTTTGCCCCCCTTTTTAATTAAAAAAACGTAACACCAGGTAACATCAAAAAAAACAAAAAATTACGCTTTAGCGTAAGCAAAATACTTCCTCCTTTCCTTGTTAGGAAAGGAGATAGAGGAATGGTAGCCAACGAGCAAAAGAGCGCTATACCCACAAAACGACGCAATAGGGAGGTACGACCGCAAAAGGAAGTAAAGTGTGGACAAAGCGACCAGGCGAGTAAAGGCAAAAAAGGACGAAAAATTCGTACGTAAAAAAAATCCCAAGCGTAGCGACGGGTTAAACACCTAAAAAAGCTGTAAATAAAACCGAGGTACGAGGTATCCACCTGTGCCATTGGCACTTTCAACAAATAAAAAGATTGGTACAATCTTAAAAGGGGGGGGCACTTGGCGTAGAAATGCACTTAGAGAGTCTTATCCCTCTGGTCTCCAGAGGGTTAGACTGTCTTAGTGTAAACTTTGCCAAGGATGCCCACCCCGTTAAAAAATAACCCGCTCTAAGTCCTCCCTTGATTACTTAGAGCGGATCGGCTTCGATTCGAAAAAAAACACTATATTTGAGTAGTATTAATCAAAAACAAAAAATTATGGATTGGATAGCAGCTGGAGAAGCAATGTCATCACCCATAACATGGGGATTAAATCAGGCTTTCTCTAAGAGAAACACAAAAAGACAAATAAAAGCTAATAAAGAGTTAGCTAAGTATCAATGGGACTTAAATATGCAACAGTGGCATGCTGCTAATGCATATAACACGCCAGCAGCACAACGACAAAGGCTTATAGAAGGAAAGCTAAACCCTGCACTAATGTACAAAGGTGCACCACAAAATGTTGCCGTTGATAGTCCAAAATATCAAGAAGAGGCAACAAATACAGATCGGCCATTAATGCCTAATATTGGCATATTAGACGAACTAGGAAAGTCTCAATCTTTAAAACATACAGCAGCCGTAACGGATAACGTGGCAGAAAACACACGTTATACAAAGGCTAAAATTCAATCAGAAGCACTAAACCAGGCACGTACTGCAATTGGCACGGCTAAAACAAAAGAAGAACTACGTCAAGCAAAAGAATTATTTGACTCAGTACTGTCTAAAAGTCAACAAGACGCAAAAAAATCAAGAATTGAAAAAAACCTAAGAAAAGAAGAACTAGAACTTAGAAAACAGGGTGCTTCATATCAGGATAACCCCTTGATTAGATTTATAATAAAAAATTACGATAAATTAAATGAATTATATAAAGGTTCATCAGCAGGCAAGTTCTTTGCACCAAACTTTTAAGCATGACAGATTCAAAATACACGATGTATGTCGTTATGGCAAATAATCGTTTCTTCTATAGAAAAAACGAAGGAAAGTTTTTAACAGCTTGGTCACTAGCAGGTGCAAAGACTTTCATAAATATTGAAGAAGCTCAAGATGTAGCTTTAAAAATGTCAAAATTTAGAAAATCCTTAGTTAAGGTCATCCATGTAGAAACATGTGGTGTAATTAAAAATAAATTTAAAAATGGAAAATTATGCGAAGAAGAAGAAGCAGATTTGGAAAACGTAGTCGGAGAAGCTACGGAAAAAGGCGTTCATCTCGAAGAGGTAGAGCCAAAAGAAGTTATAAAATCAGTAGAGGAGGCATAAGGCTATAATGTGTGTAAACCCTCTGACACTAAAACAGGATAACAAAACAAACACCGTTCCATGCGGACGGTGTTTTCAATGTCTTAAAAGAATGAGAAATCAATGGGCTATACGTCTCGAACAAGAATTAAAATATTCTAAAGAAGCGTATTTCGTAACTTTAACTTATCACGATGACTTCATCCCTCTTGGAAAGCATGGTATCCCTTCATTGTCAAAAATCGACGCTCAAAAGATGATAAAATCTCTGAGAAATAGGACAAAAAAGAAAGGCGTTAAGTATTTCCTTGTAGGTGAATATGGAGAAAAGTCATTTAGACCCCATTATCACGCCTTATTATTCAACACAGGTATGAATAGACTAGAAACACATAAATACTTGCTAGAATCGTGGCAGAGAGGCCAAATTGACATCGGTACGGTTACGGAAGCATCCATAAGATATTGCACTAAGTACATTATCCAACAATATGAAGTCTCAGAATGGGTGGAACCACCATTTCGTTTAATGTCAAATGGAATAGGAAAGGGATATCTAGATAGCTTGCAATTAAAAAAATATCATAAGCGTGATCTATCAAGGGATTTCATAACGAAACAAAACGGCACTAAGCATGCTCTCCCGAGGTACTATAAAGAAAAATTATACACTAAAAGGGAGAGAGAGCTTCAAAACATCAAACGTAACACAGAGCGTTTGGAGAAAGAAAAAAAAGACGAATTAAATGTCAATACTAAGCACTTCAGAAATAAACAAGACCAAACTGAAGCGGAAAAAAGAGTAATAAATAAAGGTCTTAAATTAAACTCTAAAATTTAATAACATGAGCAATCGATTATTTAATCAAATCGCCATAAGAACGGCAAAAAGAAACGTATTCGATCTTTCACACGAAAGAAAATTCAGTATGAACATGGGCGATTTAGTACCTTGCTTCAACGAAGAAGTAGTCCCTGGAGACACCTTCAAATTATCAGCAGAGGTATTTATGCGTCTGGCTCCTTTGGTAGCCCCAATAATGCACAGAGTAAATGTATTTACACATTTCTTCTTTGTACCTCATAGATTAGTATGGGATAACTGGCAGGATTTCATAACAGGCGGAGAAGATGGA